CGCTCCAGTTCGCGCGATTCCTTGGAGCGCGTGGTGTACTCCTCCTCCGTCCAGGCCGCCGCGCGCCGGGAAAGCTCCTCGTTCTCCCGCAACCATTGAAGCTTCCGCTCCAGTTCGCGCGACTCCTTGGAGCGCGTGGTGTACTCGTCCTGCGTCCAGGTCGATGCTTGTTTTTGCAGTTCGGCGATTTCACGGCGGATGCGTTCTTGCTCAGCGAGATTCCGTTCAAGATCAATGCTTCCAAATTGCGCGAGCAGGGCGTCCATCTCAGCGATCTTCTTGTTGCGCTCGGCAATGTCCTGAGCGGTCTGCACGTCCACGTCCGCCACCCCCTGGCGGAAGGTCGGTGCGCCCGCCACGCCGGCTCCGAACGATCCCGGGGGCATGGTCCAGACGCTTCCCGTCCATCCGCTCTCGCGGGCCATCTTCAGGTAACTCGTGAGCGCCGGAAGCACCTTGGTGAGAATGGTCTGGCTAACCTTTTCCCATGCGCTCGCGAGCTGGGCGGTCTCCGCGCGGAAATCCACCGCCGCCTTCTGGGCATCCGTCAACGCGCGCCCCACCTTGCGCGCTTCCTCGGCCGACTTGACCAAATTCTCGACCATGGCCTGTCCCCAACGGACAATGCCCTGCACGCTGAAGAAAGCGGCGAAGCCGGGAAGAACCCAATCCAAGGTCCGGCGGATGTCGCGGAGCGAGCTTTCCACCTCGCGGAAGTGGCGGTTCATCGCCATTTGCGCCCGCCGCGCCCGCGCCTCGACCTTATCGAACACCTGTCCCACCGCCTCGCCCCCGGCCTGCGCGGGCTTGGGATCGATGCCGATGCCAATGGTGGGATTGCCCAGATCGAAGGCCATGGTTCCCGCTCAGACTGGTGGAAGATCGCGCGGCCAGGGGTCGCCAAAGACACGCCGGAACGCCTCGCGGATCACATTGGGCACCAATGGCATGACCCGGCTCACGATGGGACGGGGCGCCATGAAGGAGGCCGCGCGCTTCTTGACGATGCGCATTCCGCGCCGTGACTCGCGCAGCACCGCCGGCGCCGGCCTGCGCCCCTGCTCCAGGATGCGCGCGACGAATGCCGTGTTCCCCTTGCGCGGAAAAAAGCCCGCGACCGCCTTGCGATCGAACCGCTCGGTCGGCGCGGCCCGCGCCGCCCGGCGGGTCTTGCCGGTCAGCCGCGGCGTGGCCTGCTTGAGCAGCTCGGCGATGACCTGGATGGCGAGATTGACCGCGCGGAACACGTCCCGCGGGATCGCGCGCTTGACGCGCTCGGCGGCCTGCTTGAACCGCCGCGTATCCACCGTGATCGCGTCGGCCATCACCGCCGCCTCGATCTCCGCGTGACCGGCCGCTCCAGCCGGGCGGCCTCCTGCTTCCGCTCGGCGCGCGCCGCCTGATCGGCCAGGAACGCCTGATCGATGGCCTGGATCTTCTCGACGAGCAGCCAGTCCACGGGAAGGCCCTTCATCCGAAACCAGCAGCCGATCTCGGACAGGGGAATCGCGCCCGCGCCGAAACCCGACGGCCGCGAACCCGCCAGCGTGCTCCAGGCGAGCCAGGCGCGTTGATTGACCGGCCAGAGCTCGAGCGCCGCGAATTCCTCCAGGACGGCGTTCAGGTCTGGATCGTCGAGGGCCTTGCCCCGCGCCGCCAACTCCTCCTCGATTCGCAGCGCCTGCTCGGCGCGCGGCCTCAGCCGGAAGAAGGCCTCGGCGTATTCGCGGAGTTTCCCAGTTCCGCCTCCGCGCGATCGGCGAAATCCTGGGCGGCCTCGATCACCATCGCGCGGAAGCGTTCATGCCGCAGCGCCTCCAGCCGGTTCTCGAACGTGCAGGGCAGCGGCTGACCATCCTTCTCGATCCCCCGCCAGTCGATCAGAACATGCTCGGCCAAGGCCTCATCCTCCGCCCGGAATTGCTGCTCGCCGGAGGGCAGGCCGCCGCCGCCGCGGCCCCGCCGCGCCCGCCGGCGGGCCGAGCGGTTGAATCCCTCGGCCGCCCCCGAGAGCATGCCGCCGCGCAACGCCGCCTGGTATTCCTTGGTATCCGGGCTCGCCAGCTTGAGTTGGGCGCCCTGCTTCTCGGCGCCCGGCCATTCGGGCAGCTCCGCCTCCATGAGCGCCACCAGGCGGCCCTCGGCCAGGCAGACCTCGAACCAGATTCCTTCCCGCGCCGCCGCGGGCAGTTCGAACTTGGAAAGCTCCATCGTAGTCCTCGGGACCTCCGCGATCTCCGCGTTCCCGGCGGTGAAATTAACCGCGGAGAACGCAGAGGGCGCGAAGGAGATGGATTACGCCGCGACAGCAGGGATCATGTTCACCCGCATCGTCAACCCGGTCGTCGCGTCGTAGAAAGCCTCCCAGGGCATGTCGAGCATCACATCGTCGTCGCCGCCGTGGCTCTTGTTCGCGCCCATGAACAGAACCTTGGGCAGCTCGATGTAAAGCTCGTCGCCGACGGGATTCTTGAAGGTGACCGAGAGCGAACTTTCCGTCTCATTGGTGAACTTGTTCCGCAGCGCGGCGTTCTGGAAATACGCCCTCAGCGATCCGCTCACGGTGAACCGCCCCGGCGTCGTGTCCACGATCTTGTTCTGCCCGATCACCTCCGCCGGACGGCGGTTATTGGTCGCATTGATCGAGAGCGAGCGGATCAGGTCGATCGCCGCTCCGCCCTCCAGCACATCGCCGCTGTAGGTATCCAACGGCTTGTCCGTGTCCACGTCGGCGGGCGTCGCGCTGAGTGGGGTCGTGCCGGTTGAAAAGCCGCTGCCGATCAGGCCGAAGGTCCATTGCACGAAGGCATCGATCTCCGCGCGAATTTCCCAGGAATTGATCTCGACGCCCGTGTACACCTCGAACTGCACGATGTCGGCGTATTCGCGCTCGATGGAGAAGCTCGATTCCACCGCGCCGTTCGCGGCCATGAACGCCTCGAACAAGTGCGTGCCGGTGATGACCGTTTCGTCCGAGACGTTCTCCACGAAGTTAAGCTTGGTCGCGGTCACCGCCGTGACCGTGAACACGCCGTTGTTGAGGCCACCGCCGTTCTTCCGCACCTTCATCCCGACCCGGAAACCATCCGTGATCCAGGAACCCGCGGCGCGGGTCACCGAATCGTCCGCGGTGGCCCAGGTGAGCGTGTTGGTCGCGGCGGAGATCGAACTGAACCCGCGCAGCGTCGCGATGTCCTGCCCCAACGCCGCGGCGATCAAATCCTGATGCGCCAGGCACAGCCCCTCGGATTCGATGGAGCCGCCCACGCGATTCATCCCGTGCCGGCCGATGGGCCGCTGGCGATCGCTGCGCCGCTCCTCCGAGATCAGCGCATTCTTGCTATGCTGCGGGCCGTCCCCGCCGGTATAGCGGAGCTTCTTCATCGCGGGCGAAGCGGGCGTGGTGCCATAGGTCGTTTCCTTCACGTAGGTCAGCGCCGCGCGGGCGCTGTTGGCGAATGCCGGCATGCCTCACCCTCCTCAATTGTCCAGCCAGAACGGGCAAGTGAGCTGGCGGCCCACCCATCCCTCCAGATTCAATGTCGGGCCCGGCTGCGGCTCGCGGAAGCGCAGATTGTTCGCCCCGGCGGCGATGGAGAGGCCGCGCGGGAACAGCGCCGCCAAGTTGTCCAGATAGCCCTCCAGCTCATCCGTGCCCGGCTGCGCCGTGGCATCGGCCCGGGCCAGCACCGTCAGCTCGGCCTGCCCCCTGATCCGCGAGCGCGCCGACGCGCCCAGGCCCGTTGGCTCGCGCCCCGCGAATTGCACGTCCACTTGCAGCGCGTGATTCACGCCGTCGGTGGCCGCCTCGATTCCCGGCCAGGCAATGGCCGTGATCGCCGTGAAGCCAGTCTCGATGCGCGAGAGGATCGCGCTTCGGATGTCCGCCAGGTCGCCCATGCGATGATGCGGTCAGGGCATATGGCGCGCCAGGACGATCGTGCGTCCGCGCGGCTGCGTCTGCACCGATTCGATCAGGTAATTCTTGCCCGCGTGCACGATCCGGTCACCAGCGTCCGGCACGACCCCGGATCGGAAGGTGAAGCGGAAATCCGCCTGGCTTCCCGCCATTCCCAGCGCCCCCAGCGCGCTCGCGCCAATGGGTTCCATGTCCGCCCAGTAAGCCGTTCCGCCGCTCCAGCTCGCGCCGTCGCGGGCCGAGGTCTTGGCCTGCACCGTCACCCGGAAGCGCAAAGCGCTGGCCTCCACTGGCCGGTTCAGTGGATTGGCCACCTTTCACTCCGCCTTGGCCCTGGCCTTGGAGCGGGCGGCGCCGCGCACCTCCGCGGGCGTCGGCCTGACGATCAGGCCGGGACCTCCCGGGAGTTCGATCCCTTCTTGCCGCGCCAGCAGCAGCGCCCCCACCCGCGGCATGACCTCGATCTCCAGGCCGGACTCCAAGCGCGATTTCTTATCCGGCTTCTTGGGATCGAGGGCGATCTCGGTATCGCGCACGATGCGAATCCACATGGGGCCTCTCAGGGAATCCAGACCCGCTCGCCGGCGAGCAAATTCCTCGCCGCGAACGGAACCTCGGCGAGCGTCATCTCGGAGACCTCCTCGCGATGCGCGTGCCAGTGACCGATCATCAGCAGGATCGCCGCGCGCAGGGACTCGGGGATCAGGCCCGCGAAATGCGAGCCGGTTCCGGCGCTAGTGATATCGATCGCCACGCCGCCGCTCGTGGCGGCGAGCTTGAACGTGCCCCCGCTGGCGTCGCGAATGAAATAATCGGTCAGCGCAGCCAGACCCGCCGGAAGCGCGCCATCCAGATTCCACAGGCGGAGCTTGGTTCCGTTCACCGGCGTCCAGCCCCTGGCCGTGCACAGGTCCGTCGCCGGATCGGCCGTGAAGGGCCACGCGAAGCCGCAGGTAAACCGCACCTTGACCGCGTTGAGCACCGCGCGCGTCGAGGGCCAGGTCTTGTCGTAGGCTGGCAGCACGCGCGGCGGTCGCGCATCCCCGTCCACTTGATAGTCCGCCACGGCCAGGGTCTGCTCGGTGCCTCCCGTATCGATGTACTTGATCGAATTCACGGCGATCAGCGGCGTCACCAGCCGGATCGCATCGCCAGAGCTCCTGCGCTCCAGCGTCACCAGATCCACAGCCCGGTGTTGCTCGCCGGGAAAGCCATCGAGCTGGAGCTCCAGCTCCTGCGCCACCAGGCGAAGATTGGCCGAGGCCTCGGCGCGTTCCCGGGCCGCCGTGATCCAGGCCGAGATCAGCGAATCCTCCGCCGTATCATCGACGCGCAGGTGAAGCTTCGCCTGAGCAAGCGAGACGGGCTCGATCACGGGCTCGGTGATTCGCGTCAGATTCATCGCGCCTTACTTCCCGCGCCTGCGGAATCCCGCAGGTTTCGCGCTCTCCGGCTTTTCGGTGATCGCCGTGGCTGTCTCCGCGGCGGGAGGCGTCGCGGTCTCCCGCCGGGCAGGAATGAGGTCTTCCACTGGCTCGGCATATCCCCCGGCGATCAATGCCCGCGCTTCCGCCTCGGGCAGATTGACCTGCTCGCCCGGCGAGACCGTCCCGGTCGCCCCGGCGTACTGCGTTCGCATCCGCACGATCATCGCCCGCCTCAGAAGATGCGCAGATTGACGGAATAGGGTCCGGCGCCGCCGGAAAGATTCCCGCGGAGCTTCAGCCCCGGACCAAGCGATACATTCTTGTTGCCGTTGGCGGTGAAGGAGACGGCGGCGCCCGCCACGTCCTGGACCGTCACCCAGGTCGTGCCGCCATCCGGCGAGGCCTCCAAGGCGACCGTGCCCCCGCCGAAGGTGCCGTAGGCGAAGACGTTGCCAGGCCCGCTCGGCCAGTCCTGCGCGGCGCTCTGGCCGGTGGCCGCCTGCGCGGAGAAGAGGACGATCATCGCTCACCCCCGGCTCAGGCCACGCGAATACCCAGCACGTAGAATTCGCAGGCGCAGTTGGTCACCTTGGCGGCCGTCACGCGGAGCGTGCCGCCCGCCGCGATTTCGTGCTGCGCGTCGTCGATCTCCCCCGCGCGCGCGATGCTCTTGTCGGTGACGTTCAGGCTGATCGCGTTACTGATCGCGGTCGCGCCGTTCTTCAGCGTCGCCGTGTCGCCCGCGCCGCCATTGGCGCCGGTCTTCACGGCCCAGGCCTCGATCACGCGTGTCTTGTGATCGAGCACGATGTCCGTGTCGCCCGCGGCATCGGCGATGGTCAGGCGATGAACGACGGGAATCCCGCCCTGCGTGTTGACATTAGCCACCTCGGGCGCCTCGATCTTGCCGCCCGATTCGCAGACGATCTCGCCGCCCGAGGCGACGACCTGCGTATCGCCGCCGTCCTTGCGGTAAACTTTCGGTTGGTAGGTTGCGTCAGGCATCGCGCATCTCCATTGGCTACCCCGGAATGCCGGCGCATCCCGAGTACCCCTCGCGGGGAAGGAGCGAGGCGGGCTGGCCCGCGCCCATCAAGATCAGCCGAGGCGGGCAGCCCGCGCTTGTCAGGATCAGGCCGTGCCCTCGGCCGGAGAGACATGGCCCTCGAAGGTCTTCACGCTCGAGTCGTGGCTGGTGGGCGCCTTGCGCGGCCCGTACTGGATCGCCACCATGCCATCGATCACGGCATTGGCCGTTCCACGGTCGATCACGGCGCGCACATAACGCTCGCGCGGGTTCTTGATATCGAGCGCCAGGCACTTGTTCGAGTCCGCGTCCGCGAGGGCCGGCGTGGCCGTTCCGGCGAGATCGGCCATGTCCGAGCCATCCGCCTGCTCGCCCTGCTGCGCCTTGAGCAACGTGACCTGGGTGGCCGTGAGCGTCCCGAAGAAGGCGATAAACAGCACGCCCTCCCAGTTCTGCATGTCCACCACCGACGAATTCTGATCGGTCGTCCCGGCCGCGACGGCGTTCATCACGCGCGTGATCTTGCAATTTTTCCCGAGTTGCATGGTTCCGCTCCCTCGAAAATCCGTTGGGCCCGCCGCCGGCGGTGTCAGGCCAGCTTCACGCGCACGAACGCCTCGGCCAGGACGGGCATTCCATCGCCCTCATAACGTCCGATGAAGCCCACCTGATTGTTCTCCGCGTAGAGCTCCTCCAGGCGCTGCACCTCCATGCTCAGGGCGTCCGCGATCCAGTAGAAGCGGAAATCGCCGAGGAGTCCCACGTATTGGCCCGTGGTGAACGTATTCGGCGCGAACTCGCTGGACATGAAGGGCAGGCCGAGGATCAGCGAGGGTTCCCCGGCGCGCACGCTCTCGCGCCACAGGTATTGCCCGTCGCCGTCCTTGAGCTTGGCGATCTGCTTGAGCGCGTCGCGGTGGAAAAGCCACTGCGCCCGCGAGAGGTACTGACCCTTGAGGGTGTATTTCACCTCGTGCAGGCCATCGAAGGTGATCGAGGTGGTGGTGTTGCCGGTGCTCACGTCGCGGCTGGTGGGGATCCCGTCCGCCGAGGCCGTGAACAGGCCGAGCGGCCGGCCCGCGCCGGAACCGGTCAGGTAGGCCTTCTCCAGCGTCACGCCGAACTTGTAGGCCAACCGCTCCCGCACCAGCGCCTCGGGACCGAAGGAACCAATCCGCAGCAGCTTGCGCGAGACCTTGATCCGCTTCGCCAGCGGATGGGGCCGGAGCTCGCGCTTGCCGAACGCCATCGCGCTATCCTCGTTGCCCGCGGCCAGCTCGGTGGTCCAGTCGGCGTCGGCCGGATCGGCGTCCAGGCTGGGGACGCCCAAGCTGTCGGAGCGCAGGAGGCTCTCGATGCGGGCCACGCGGCGGATCCAGAGCGCGTCGTCCACGGCCTTGAGCAGCTCCTGGACGAACTGCTGCGGCGCGACGATGAACCCGCCTTCGGCGTCCGCGTCAGCCTGAAGCGCCCGCAGCTCCTCTGCGCCGATTCCGCCCCGGCCCGAGACGAGATAGCGGCGGAAGGCCGCGCGGTATTCCTCCGTGGCGCGGGGATGCTTGCGTTCCTGCGGCTTGGCTTCTCCGGGCTGCGATTCGGGTGGGCGACCCGGGTCCGCCGCGGCGATCCTGCGCTCCTGCTCGCGCAGTTCTTCCTCGCGCGCGATCGCGGCGGAAAGCTCCTGGTGCTCCGTCCAATGGCGATCGTACTGCTGTTGTTCCTCGGCGCTGAGCGCCACGCGGCCTTCCTTCTCGGCCTTGTCCGTGAGGGCGCGGCACTCGGCGAGCGCCTTGGCGCGCTTCTCGCGCAGAGTCTTGAGGTCCATTTCGCCTCCCAGGCTGCGGGGCCGGGAGGCGCTCGACGAAACGGAAAACGCCGCCGGCCCGACGAAATCTCGGGTCTGGCAGCGTTGGGCAAGGCTTGGCTTGCTGGCGGGCTGCGTGCGCGGGCTGATGGACAGCTACTCGGGCTCCGCCCCCGTTGGGGTCAACCCACGCGCCGGTAATGTGATCCATCTTTACCAGTGCTTGGGGGGGTTGTCAAGCCCCCATCGCCCGGGAGTGTGTAGTTGACGAAAATTGTGCTTGACGAATGAGATTTCGTCATGTATAAAGATAGCTAGATAGATCATCCAATCCCGCTATTGAGGAACCATGGGCGGTATAGCGAAGGACAAGAGCGCGGTCATTGGGGAGATTCCAGCGGCTTGCGCGGACGAGCGGGCCGCCGTGGAATTCATGGAGCGGCAACGCTGGGGAGACATGCCGTGTTGCCCCCGCTGCAATATGCAGTTCATCTATCAGATGAAGAACCGGGCCGGTGAACGCCAAGCGGATTTTCGCTGGCGGTGCCGCGTGTGCGCCAAAGCTGGACGCAATGCTCAGTTCACGGTGCGGACGGGCACTGTGTTCGAGGACAGCCGGATTCCACTACGACACTGGTGCTATGCGTTCTGGCGGGCTTGCACGTCCAAGAAAGGCGTGAGCGCATTGGAAATCAAGCGACACACGGGGCTGAGCTATAAGTCCGCGCTGTTCCTGCTTCACCGCATCCGCTACGCGATGCAGCAAGAGCACACGGAAAAGCTTCAAGGGGACGTGATTGCGGATGAGACGTTCATCGGCGGAAAGCCGCGCTATCCGGGCCAACGCAAGCCCAAGAAGATCGTGATGGCGATTGTGGAACGTGGCGGCTCGATTCGCGTTCCTGCTATCCCCGACGTGACGGCCAAGACGTTGAAGGAAGCGATCCGCAAGCACGTGCGGTGCGAATCTCGCATCCTCTCTGATGAGAACGCAAGCTATCACGGGATCGGTCTGGAGTATGCGGGCGGCCATGAGACCGTGAATCACTCGATGCTGGAGTATTTCCGCAACGGGGTGACAACAAATGATGCGGAGTCGTTTTTTGCTCTCATCAAACGCGGGATCAACGGCATTTACCACGCCGTCTCGCGGAAACACCTTGGGCGGTATCTTGCGGAGTTCGAGTTCCGCTGGAATGGCCGGAAATTGGAAGATGGAGAGCGCACGATTGCAGCGATCCAAGCCGCTGAGGGGAAACGGCTTTCTTACGCGCAGCACATATCTGCCTAACATACTGCTTGCATTCACGAAATTGCAATGATAGAGTTAAGAGTGCCCGGGACGAGGTTTGCACTCGCACGACGAGATGTCCCGTCACCGTGGTCCAAGCACGGCGCGTCTGCTGCTTCCGCCACCCGGGCACTTTCTATCAGGAGGCTGCAAGAAATCCCCGAACGCACCAAGTTTGGACCTTGGCGCTCCCCCTGCCCGCGTCGTGAGCCGTCAGTTTTGGAAGCTGATCGGTAGGGAGCCACAAATCGGGCAAGAGGTCGGGGCGTTATCTTGCAGCCTTCGGATTTCTACGGTTTGATCTCTGTATCCAAACTCCTTCCTTGGAGCCGTCTCTCTAGGACGAGACAGCAGGCAATGTTCCGTCATCGTTAGTCGTGGAGCTTCGGTCAGACTCCCAGCTACGCAGTCCAAAAACCCCAGTGGCGGGGCGGCTAAAAACTTCGCCACGTCGGAAATACGCGGACAATTGCTGAGACAGGTTGCGGCGAAACTCCTTTGTGTCTTGCCGTCCCATTGCTTCAATGATCGCGGAAATGTGCATTGGTTGTCCCCTGCTTTTCAACACATCATACGCCTTGCCGATCGCGCTGCTCCTTCTGAAAGGCTCACGCGATACAGGGGCTACGCTATCCCGAACGATCATCACAAGAAACTCGCGCTGAGTCCGGAGATTTTCTTCAACCACTGCAAGTTGACGCCGGAGCTCGGCGGCTTCGGCTTCTTTGCGCCGAATCCGGTCCTCTAGCTTCAGTCGTAGGGACTCACTCATACCACCAAGGTAGCACCATCCCATCCTGGGCGCAAGAGGCGGGGGAACAGGAGTGATGAGGGAGATTTTCGATGACTGAATCGAGGCGTCGGCAGACGACACGGAATGATAGTCACCCCCGGCCCGGCCCCGAGCCTGAGACTATAAAGATCGCGGGCGACTGGGAGGGCGCTGTTGGCCAGGCGCTCAAGAAGAAGCGCCCGCCGGAGGGGTGGCCGAAGCCCGAGAAGCCGAAGAAGCGGGGGAAGAAGGGCTAGCCTGGATTCTCAACGGGACGCAGTGCCCAGCCCCCTGTTTCGTCAAGTACACACTTCCGCCATCGCCACGGAATCGTCATACCCAGTAGATTATTGATTTTGTTGACGAATTTTCTTGACAAGCGCCACGGCTTCCCTTATTCTTGAGTCAGATCAATAGGATGGGAAACAAAACCCTAGCAAGGTGAGGCCATGTACGAGATTGCCTACGGTGAGAAATACCGGGAGGTCGAGCACTTGAGCAGCACCGAGATCGCCAGGCGCATCCGCGCGGACATCAAGGCGGCCGTCGCCGCTGGCGAACTTTCCCCGTGCAAATACAGCGTCCGCACGGATTATTTCAGCGGCGGGTCATCCATCGACGTGATCGTGAAGGCCGTCCCGGAAGGATTCGCCATCCTGAACGCGGAACGGGTCGCC